CCTACTGAGAGTAGATAGCTGGCTGGACGATGAACCTGAGACATTCAGACTAGTAGAACTAGACAGAACCTGTGAACTAGACCCTAAAGAGAATCACTTCCTAACAGCATATATCCCAACTAAGCAACTAGGTAAGAGAACATGACATATATTGTAGGTATTGACCCAGGCGAGAAGGGAGCAGTAGCTATAATACCTGCCTACTCATTTCGAGAGACTATAGCAATGCCTATGGAACACAACACCATGAGCGACGTATATCTATATCTCTCAGAAATGAGAGGTGGCAGCGTCTATCAAAGGGCAACTCCTGTAGTGCCGCTCAAGCGTGACTTGACATATATTAAGTCTAGACTACCAGCTATACCGAAGAAGGATAATTCGGATACTAGCATGGAAGTGTATCTAGAGCAGCCTGGACAGATTATGGTGAATAGGCTAAGGGATGGTAAGGATAATACTGCTGGACTACTAGCTGGAATGTCAGCTAGTCGAAAGCTAGGTAGGAGTGTAGGACAGTGGGAAGGTATCTGTACTGCACTTCATATATTACCAACTCTAGTGGCTCCTAAGAAATGGCAAGGTAAATTAGGATGCCCCACTAGGGGGGATAAAAATATATCCAAAAATCTAGCAATACGGGTATTTCCCTTCTTGACTGATGCAACTGGGAAGAGTACTATTACTCATGGTACGGCTGATGCACTATTGATTGCTTTATATGGCTATCTGCAAACAGCTAACCTTAACTATATTCCTAGATCAGTCAAAGACAATATCAACCTATAGGGCAGAGCGAGACTGCCCGCGAGACAAGGAGAACTCAAATGGCAGAATATCAAACACTTGACCTACAAGAAGACGCAAACCTATACCTATTCCCTGACCCTCAAGCCTTGCAAGACGTAATCGACGCACATAACGCATACGACGACCCTAGCGAGCCTCTAGTACTCAGCGGAATGGACTACGCGAACTACCTACAACTAGTCGCCTAACGACACAGAATAGCTCATATATCAAACCGATATGTGGGCTATTCACATTTATACTCTATCTCTCAGAAGTAAGATAGCGAATGCGAAACATATGATAGCACTTCTAAAAGTACCCCCCTTATATTAAACTACCGGGGTTTTGTGTAATTTACTTCGGTGAAGTATAGGACATAAGTGATATCATATATGCGATAGTACTATTCTTGATTATGTGTAATTTACTTCGACAATTTAGACTAGGATTCCTAGATGAAACGATCCATTGAAAGTAATATATCAAAATGGCTAAGAAGAAACCAAGTCTGGGCAAAGCACCAGCACCACCACCTAAGTCGGCATCATCAACTCCCACTAAATCTAATATATCTAATCCTATACCACGGGTAGATCCTAGACCTGATGCCTTACAGAAACTACTGAATATAAAATGGAGTAAATATATTCCACACACACCTACACCTAAGCAGTACGCTGCTATGATGCTTACGCATGTAGAGGAGCTATTATATGGTGGGGCGTTGGGAGGGGGCAAATTCGTAGGAGAGAATGATAATATATTGACTCCTACAGGATTTAAGAAGAACATCGACTTATCAGAAGGCGATACTATATTAGGGGCAGATGGAAAGCCTCAATATATTCGTCAATGGAAGGGATGGGAAACTCTAGAATGCTACAGAGTGACATTCCATGATGGAACATTCCTAGAAGTACCATTAGCCCATAAGTGGGTAGCATGGCGGTCAGGACGATCCAGGAAGCAGAACGGTAAGAGACTACAGGGTGAAAGCTCTAAACAAGTAGTAAGTACCCGTAAGCTAATCGAATGGCATAAGAAAGCATCTGATACTGCTGGTAAGGTAACTCAGACTCCTTGGGTACTTATACCTGTATGTGCTCCGTGTGAGATTAGTACTCCTACTCCTAAAGAGATTGAACCATACCTACTTGGAGCACTACTCGGTGATGGATATATTGGAAGTGCAAATGCTAATGTAGTAACACTTACTTGCTCAGCAGATGACTATGAGAATCACTGGAAGCATATATTAGGTGACTGGTCAGTATCCGTAGACACTAAGGATGACGGTAACAGAACTATTCGATTCCTAGTCAATATATTAAAGAAGCATGGACTGTATGGAACTCATAGTGATACTAAGTTCATACCTAAGGAACTATTAGTAACACCTATGGAATATCGTCTAGCTCTACTACAAGGACTAATAGACACTGACGGATACGTAGACACAAGAGGACACGTATACTATTGCTCGGTATCTCCTAGACTAAGAGCAGATGTATCGTGGCTAGTACGCTCACTAGGTGGAGTATGTACTGAGTTCGATGATAACGAGCTATATATCAAACTACCAGAAGGCATAGTACCTTGTAGGATGCCTAGAAAGGTAGAACGATATAAGCCACATAACTGTAGTTTATATCGTAAGGTAGTATCTATTGAGAAGGTAGAGGCTAAACGAGGTAGATGTATTACTGTCTCTAATCCAGATGGACTATATATCACTAACGACTTTATCCTTACTCATAATAGTGACTTCCTTGCGTATGAGGCACTACGATACTGTGATCTACCAGGATTCGCAGCTATTATATTTCGTAGACAGCTAACTGACCTATCTCAGCCAGGGTCACTCATACCTCGTATTGCTCAGTGGCTAGAGCCATTCAAGTCTAGTGGTGAATGTAGATATATCGGTGAGAGGCATTGCTGGGAATTCAAGACAATGTATCCTGGGACAGATATACCAGGACCACCAGCACTACTCCAATTTGGATATATTGGTGATGCTTCTATTCGTGAAAGATACCAATCTGCTGAGTATCAGCTAGTCTGCTTCGATGAATTAGGTCAATGGGCCAGTGACGTAGACTGGACATTCATGGGGTCACGTATACGAGCAACTGTATGCCCTATCCATAAGAAGGATGCAGACAATAATCCTATATGGGATGACAACTGCTATATATGCTCTGCTAAGAGACAAATACCTCTACGTAAGAGAGCAGCTATGAATCCTGGCCCAGCATGGGTCAAGCGTAGATGGCAGATTGTACCTGATCCATCTTTATATAAGAGTAAGCGTGAAGCACTCATAGCGATACAGGAAGGACAGAAGATTAGATGGGTAGGTACTCACCCAGAATATAAGTTCATACCTGCCTCACTAGACGATAATCCTCACCTAGATAGCAAGGCATATAAGAAACTCCTAGCAGGTATGACACCTGATGAACGATCCAGACTAGAGGATGGTAACTGGGAAGCACGTAAGAATGCTAGATTCAAGCGTAAGTGGATATATAACAACTACATCAATCTGTACAATGATGGATACGCGTATGTCAATGAGGATATGAGTGAAACAATAACACTTCCATATTCCTCACTAAAGACTATCTTCACTACAACTGACTCAGCATCTACATCTAAGCTATTCGCAGTAGGTGACGACGATGCAGTACAGGCTGCTGACCAGAGAGAGGGTAAGCAAAAGAAACCATCATCTACGTGTATAGGTGTATGGGGACTAACATACGATGACAGACTACTATGGCTTGATTATATGAGAGGATTCATAGAGCTACCACAGATCATTGAGGAACTGATAAGACTTAATCTACACTGGAATCCACAATTCAATAAGATTGAGTGCAATGGTATGGGTATTGGTGTGGCTCAGTTCTCTGAGAAAGCAGGACTAAGAGTACGTAAGACTGTACGCAAGACTGACAAGCTAGAGAACTCTATGTCTGCTCAGATTATGATGAGCTATGGCCAGATATACTTCCCTATGAATGCTCCCTGGATAGAAACAGCAGAAGACCTAATATTCAACTGGACAGGTAATCCAGAGGAAGAAGACGATACAGTGGATATATTATCCGATGCTGCACTAGAACTAACTCCTAGAGTAGCTAAGAAGATACTAATGCCTAACAAGAAGATACTGCTACCTCATGGTGTATCTTCAGTAGGTGGAACAAGTGGCGTACCTCGCTGGGGACTACGCTAATATATCAAAATGTAACAGTAACTACGATACCTCAATCCTTGAGGTAAATTACACACAATCAAGAAGTATACTATCGCATATATGATAGCTCATAAAAAGCGTAGTAAAAAAAGTACCATATATCCCCTCTAGAATTATCCAAATAATTCCTAGAATCCCTATTGACATTCCCCCACTATCTGTCATCATATTAGGGAGCGACAGGAAATAGGATTGATAGCATATATGTCTACTCGTCGGAGCGGAAAGTAATATATGCGATTAGGATTGAACACCCTACACAAGAGAGGAAGGTGATTATCGTCTCATATATGTACTCTCTCATATTACGTATATGTCCTGCTCGTCACAATTCCGATATATCCCACACTAATCCAAAATGGAGTCGGATATATTCGATGAATGGAAGATAGGAGCACTAGTAGCACGTACCTTAATCGTACCGACACTACTAGTGCTCCTCTCCATTACTCCCATACTGCCCTCTAATATATCGCAAGCACGGTCACTCTGACCAGCGACTAGCAGTACTGTAGTATCTCTCAGAAGTATACGCTCATGCGGCATTCGAAATATAGCTTACAAGGAACATAATGAAGCTAAGCAATATATCAAGATCAATTTCAAATAAGATCATTCGTAATATATGTCACAAAATATACGAAGCTCCCTCTGCTCTATTACGTGGAGGCGGTGCTCAGTCTTCTGCATTTGACGATATTTGGGGCTGGTGGCGAGCCGATACATATACAGGGGCAAATCCAACAATCGCACTGACTGACCTATCCGGTAATAGCCGGACCATGACGCAGCAAGCCGGAACATTGACACCCGGCACAGCGGCTAATGGTCAAGCAAGAATGGTAGGAAATGCTGCGGCTTATCTGACCAGTTCAGCGACGCTCAACAGTTGGCCGGTTACGATTGTCTCCTACGGCCAACGTACAGATGGCACTTCGCAAGGTTTCTTTGGTCATACTGGAGCGTCTGGTTTTAACACGCTTTGGACAGGGTACGAATCACTAAACAGACAATTCAT